TGATAAGGCTGGGACTAGGCAATTTTCTTAGGAGGTGCAATGGACGATAAAACGCATTCAAACTGGATAACCATGATCGCCTGCTGCACCCTTGCGGCTACGGTGATGGCGATGGTTATTGTGTTCGTGTTTGGTTTCTTTGATGACAAAGTGGACAACAAAGAGTTGTTCCAGATCGTCGGGCCAGCTTTCCAAACTATTATCGGCGGCTTTATCGGGCTGATTACAGGGATAAAGATTGGCAGAAACCAAGAGGAAAACAAGCCGTGAACGAGAACATCCAGAAGCTGTGCAAAGAACTCTTGCACTACGACGACATGATCTTTGGGTGGGACCACACGGTAAACCGTGCCGCTGAAGCTATCGTGCGGGATTGCATAGACCAATGTGAGAATGTTGGGAAGGTTATTGAGGCAATGTACGACGGGGAGAAAGCGCGGCGGTTTAAAGCGGTGGCTGATAACTGCGCCGAGATGATTAGACTTCGGTTTGGAGTTGAGAAATGAACAACAGAATAGTCAGTGAACTTATTGAGAAAGCGAATGAGTGGAGTTATGAGGAGTACAACTACAAAGAAACCGGATACACACGGGAGCAGTTGTACTCGAAAAAACTTGCCGAGTTGGTTGTGCTGGAATGTATCAAGATGGTTGAAAATGAAGCAGAGCAATATGCAGCGCCAACCTGGGCAGTGGAGCTAGTGAATGATATGCACGAACGCTTTGGGATCAAACCATGAACGAACGAATCCGAGCATTTATGGAAGGGCTGTTTGACGTTACGGTTGACCACCGTGGGCGTGAGGAATGCACGGCAGACTACATCAACATGCAGAAGTTCGCCGACCGTATCGTCCGGGAGTGCGCCGAGTTGGCGGAAGAATGTTACTGCGGCGATACCGTTAAATCTCTGATACTTAACCATTTTGGGATTGAGCCATGAACGTAAACCCAAACCCCTGGATTATCGAACAGCGCATTGCATGGTGCAAAGACAGGGCAGAGCAAAATGGGTTCCGTCTTGAGCGTGGAGATGGCAATAACACCATCAATGTCGTTGCGCAAAAAGAGCCTTACGGCAAGGATGTTGTTATCGCCCGGTGTTACGAATGGATGTTTGTAGAGATGTTCTTGATGGGGTATGAGCAGGGCATACTAGAGGCAAACATTATTGCTACGTTGGCAAAGGGCAAGAAGAAGATTAGCAAAAATACGGATGAAAAACCGTATGTCTTTCCATGAGAAACCGTAATGTCCTACGACTGGGGAAGAACGATGAGTGAAAACACTGACAAACCTTACGCATGGATGGCGGTAGGCGGTACGATCTGGAACCACAAGACCAGCGAAGACGATGTGCCGTTGTACACGAAACCTCAATGGCAGGGGTTGACGAAAGCTGATGTAAATAAACTCACAAAGTATGTGGTTGCGTTTAGAAGTGAGGTTGTGGAGTTTATTAGAGAAGCAGAAGCAAAACTAAAGGAGAAGAACGGTGGCTGAACCATGCGGGGAAACGTGCAAGAGGGCCACGCTCTGCTATGCCTGTTCAAAAGAATTGGGGGGGATAGCCCGAGGCGACATTTTGAGATGCATTGAAACCGACGAGCTTTGCACTGTGATGTACACGGGCACATCTGGCAAAACGCTTGTTAAGTGGGCCGATAACAATTTTGGCACGTACACGGCAGAGCAGATTGGAGAGTTGTTCTGGGTCGAACCGAAACCCCAATGGCAAGGGCTGACGGATGAGGAGATACACGATTGCTTCCAGAACCGTGGTCGTGGCAGTGATGGGTTGAAAACACGCAAGCTAATTGCAGCGTCTATAGAAGCAATGCTTAAGGAGAAGAATACGTGACTGAACCCATAGCATGGATGGTGTACACAGAAGACGGTAATTCTGTGTATGTAACCGATAACCCAACCGATATTAAAGAGGACCAACGAGCTTTGCCGCTTTACACGAAGCCCCAATGGCAGGGGTTGACCGAGAGCGAAATGGGGCAGTTTATACACGACCACTGCCAACCCTCTAAGACATATCGTAGCCTGCTGGACTTTGCGACTGTTCTTAGTAACTGCCTTAAAAAGAAAAACACATGACACCGAAACCGACAACGAAAGTATTTATCGCCGAGTATTCTAGCGTACAGAATATTGACCAAGGCCGCTTTGTAATTAAAGCGCCAGACATCATGGCTGCGTGGGTAGAGTTTGCCGAGTTGTTGAAGGAGCAACCGCTGTATCCGCAGTTTTGGGATATACGGCTGCGGCGAGCTACTGCGGACGAACGGAAAGCGGCATGACTGAAACCGAACGCAAGTTAGATTTACTTTTAGGCGATGCTTTAGCAGAGAACGAACGACTCAAACGCGAACTAAAATACCAAGATGCCCGAGAAGGCCACATCGGAACGCACGCCCCCGACTGCTGGTCTTGGGGGCCGCGTCACTACGAGTGCGCTGTCCGACACATCAACTCAATGACGGATGACGGAAAATGACCGATAACGTAAACAATCCAGCGCACTACACGCAGGGGACGGTTGAGTGCATCGAAGCAATCCAGTCTGCGCTCTCACCGGAAGAGTTCCGTGGCTACTGCAAAGGCAACGCGCTCAAGTACATCTGGCGCGAGAAGCACAAGGGTGGTGACGAGTCGATCAATAAAGCCCTGTGGTATTTAAACTATATGGCGCAGTGCGTGTAATGTCCCAGATTAAAGACGACAATCCAGACGTTGCGCTCTGCGCTTCTGTTGTTATGGGGTTGCCCAATGGGTTACGCCGCGCAGAGATAGCAACGTTGGTTAGATTTAGCACGGACAAAACAAGTAGGCTGCTGACGATCAACCGCAGGCTTGGAGTCCTGAAGATGTACGGTATGCTGTGGGTTGAACCTCAGTTCTACGATGCTTTGCGTGAGGACGCAATAGAGCAAGCTAAGATGCTCAAGAAGATGCGTGAAGCAAAGCGTATGCTTGCGAAGAAGCTCAAAGAACGTGAAGCAGCTACACCGACCAATCCCAATAGGCTTCACGCACCCAACAGCGTGTGGCAGTTACAGGATTTCATCTAAGTTTTGGGGGTGTGTGGTGACAGCGGGTTAGCGCCGCTGTATGGTTGATGATATAGCACAAACACTGCTACATGTGAGCAGCACACACCCCCATCTAAACAAGGAGAAAGCAATGACACCAGAAAAGAAAGTTAAGAACTCGTGCATAAAAATAATAACGGACAACAATGCGTATTACTTCTTTGCGCCAGCTAATGGCTATGGAAGGTCAGGCATACCAGACATTGTGATATGCCATAAGGGAAAGTTCTTGGCAGTAGAGTGCAAGGCAGGATACAACAAAACAACCCCACTACAGGAGAGGGAGATCATGGCAATACACAAGGCAGGCGGCGCAGCTATGGTTGTGCGCGAAGACACCATCGACATGCTTAGCGCATGGTTTGAAAGGAACTGACATGGCTGATATGGAAAGAGAACTTACCAAGGTTGAGTTAGAGGTGATAAGCCACGTGAAGGCTATGGGCGAAGAGGAACATACGTCTTTTATGAACACAATACTTGCTGTGTCCCGCTGCTATATGCACGACTCCAAGTACCACGCGCTTATCTGTGTGCATGACGGGGACAGTGACTTCCAGATGTTTGGCGCTAATGTGGACAAAGATGAAGCGCACGCAATGGCTATGATGGCAGCGATCAGTATCTCCAGTGAACCTAAGCCGGAGCAAGCACATTGAGCGCCCCCTACGAACAGATACTCACGATTGACTTTGAGACTTACTGGGACAGCAAGACATACACGCTAACCAAGATGACGACAGAGGAGTACATACGCCATGAAACCTTTCTACCTTTTGGATTTTGCGCCCACATATACGGTAGCGCAGAACCGACTAGATGGGTTAGCCGACAGGACATACCTGAGTTCCTTGCTGGGTTCGACTGGGGACGGACAGCCGTCCTCGCTCATAACGCCCAGTTCGATATATCAATCCTCTCATGGGTTTTCAACGTCCGACCCTGTTTCATCTTCGACACCCTGTCAATGGCACGAGCTTTACGCGGCGTGGAGGTTGGCAATAGTCTCGCCAAACTTGCAACAGATTTTGGTCTTCCCGAGAAAGGGCGGGCGGTGTATTCGACAGACGGTGTGTCCGAGTTGGACGGACACTTGGAGTCTGAACTCGCCGAATATTGCAAACACGACGTATATCTATGCGAGCAAATTTTTGAGCGTCTTGAAGAAGGGTATCCGAAATCGGAACTGCGACTCATCGACATGACCTTGAAGATGTACACGCAGCCCAGACTCATACTGGACGCTGAGATGTTGAGCGAAGCCATCGACAAGGAGAAGGAGCAACGAAGCCGCTTACTTGAGAAGTTAGAGATTGATGAGGCAGAGCTTGCATCGAACCCCAAGTTCGCTGCGCTGTTGACCAAGCTAGGCGTAGTGCCCCCAGTCAAGACAAGCAAGACCACCGGCAAGCAAGCGCTAGCCCTTGCCAAGAACGATGCGCTGTTCCAAGCGCTGCTCAACGGAGAGAATGAAGATGTTGCACTGCTGTGCGAAGCCCGACTCAAGGTCAAGTCCACCTCAGAACGAACTCGCGCACAACGCTTCCTTGATATTGCGGGTCGCGGCACGCTACCTGTGCCTCTCTCCTACTACGGGGCCAGCACAGGGCGGTGGACTGCCAGCAAGGGCAGCGCCATCAACATGCAGAACCTCAAGCGCGGATCATTCTTACGCAAGGCAATAATGGCTCCTGACGGGTG